TTATTAATTATTGCTCTAATGGGTATTATAATGACTTACCATTAATAAAAATAGAACCTATTTTTATAAATTTTTTTATTAATTTTTTATTTTTTATTAACAATGAATTAAAAAATTACCATTTTTCCTTAGTTCCACCGTCATATGGTTTACCATGACCTTCTTGAATCATAATATCATTAATACAGTCTTTATCTACATGATTCCAAATACGAACTAAAATTCGCCCATATTTATCAAATTCAAAGCATTCTACTTCTACTAATTGCGTTTCATGTTTTATTAATAATTCAGTAAATCGTTCTTTTGCCTTATGAGCTAATTCAATTTCATGTTCACGATTCATTTTACTTAAGGGTGGTTTCATTTCAGCAGTATCGTATCCTAGACAACGACACCGATATTTAATAATTTCTCCACGAAATTCAAATAAAATACTAAATGTATCTCCATCATAAATTTGACATGGACGAACATAAAATTTTTGTCCTTTAAAATTGAAATATGGTATACTTTTAGGTTCTTTAATTTTATATAATTTTTCCTGTAAATGTGTTAATTCTTTATCTTTCTGTGAATAAAAACAACATTGGTAAATAGTCTGAATACAACCTAGCATGTTTTATAATAATATATTTTATTTATAATAAATATATAAGTTGCGATGCGGATTTTACATATCATTTTTTTATATTTTTATAAAAAATGATTATTTATATTTAAAATATGAGTAAAATTTGAACTTAACTGACAAGTTTCATTCGTATTTAGTCATTAAATATTTTTAGAAGCAATGGGATATGATTCCTTTCCTGTTAAAGAAACAATTGAACCTAAAAAAGTAAAACTTAAGTTACGTTCATTAAAAAAAATACAGAAAGATCCACCGAAGTTAGATAATAATCAACAACAAAAACAAAATATTTCCAATGAATTATCTGATAAAAAATTATGTAATGATATCATTCAACCTCATGTAAAATTAAAAAAAAATATTCAATATGATTTAAAAAATATTTCCCTGTCTTATTTTGAAGATAAATATCAACTCAATTTACATTTTGGAGATATTATTCAGTTAAGTGAATATAAAGCCGCGGATTCTTATATTGTTTCCAAAGATCAGCGTCTTTTATATTTACCTCAATTTGATGGATCCTTTCATTTACGTATTCCGTTTGAAATTACCATACATATTCAAGATAGTGTTTCTATTTTTCGAAATATTCATCCCTATTTAACTCATATTTACTTACGACATGATGATAAATTTGTTCAAGAACATATAGGACTATTAGATAAATCATGGGATGGAAAAATTGCTTGGTTAAATCCAAAATATTTTGATGAATTAATTGAAGTTTGTTATGATAATCAGCAATTTCATTATTTATCTAAAAAAAAAGACCAAGATTTATATTTTCAAATTCATCATTTAAAAAATTAATTATATTTTTATTATTTTTATCATTATAATTATTCATTTATGAACCCACATTTATCAAACACATTAAAGTTAAATATATATTTTAACAAATACAAAATAATTAAATTCACCAAAAAAATAGAAACTAACTGCATAAATGCTTTCAATTTTACTCTATATTTTTCTTTCAACTTTTTGGTAAAAGAATCTAACCAATCATTTAAAAAATCATCCAGAAAAAAAACAATAGTTATTACAAAAGAAGTAATTATACTCTGAATAATAAATAATTTATGCACACTATGATGTTTTTGTTTCATATTTGTATATATTTATTATATATAATATTTATAATACATATAATATTATATTTATAATACATATAATATTATATAAATATATATTGTCTATATAATTGATTTAATTATATTATACATAAATAGATAATTACATAGATTATGAATACATGGGACACAACTATTTCTAAAATTATTTCTAAATCACGAAATAAAACTACATTATCCTTATTTAATTTTATTACAAGAACGAAAGATTGTACATGTATTATGCCTAATTTATATTTAGGGAATGTAAATGCATCATCTGACGTAGAATTTCTAGAAAGCCATAAAATTAAAGCAGTTGTCAATTGTAGTAAAGATATTCCCTATCATTCTTATTTTTATGAAAAAAGTAAATATAGAATTTCGGTAGAAGATAATAAAGAACCTGAAAATATAAATATATTTGAAGAAGAAGTGTACGAAGCCTTAAAATTTATTGATCTCCATATTAATAATGATCAAGCTGTTTTAGTTCATTGTTATTATGGATTAATGAGATCAGCAACAGTCATTGCTTGTTATTTATTAATTAAATATAAAATGTCCATAGAAGATGCAATTCATTTTCTACAGAAAAAAAATGGACTTACTTTTCACAGTAGTTATAATTTTGAAGAAATTGTTCTACGTATTTATAATCGATTTCATCCTTTATTTAATAAATAATGACACTTTTGATGAATTGTTCCATCTGAAAATTATTGGAAATATTATTTCCTAAATAATAATAACAACACGCGCTTTGTTTCTTTTTAATTAACTGATGTGCTTGTTTTAATAAACCAGTGTAACTATATATTTGACTTAATAAATATCCAAAATTAGATAAAAAAGGTTTTCGTAATGTGATATAATTATAAAATAAAACTAATTCAATATTATTCATAGTAATGGATTCTTGGTTTTTCAATGACCAGCGAATTTTAAATGGCATCCCAAATTTGGATGTGCGATATAAGCGATTATAATTAGCTAAAGTATTGAAATAAAATTCCGTTACTTGTTTTAATAAAGTTGGATTTTTTTTGAATTGATTCATTAAACCAGGTTTATTTCGATTCATAACAGCTTCGTAGAAAGGAGCTGGTATAATTTGTTCATCATAATATTTGGATGAATTTAATGGTTTTTGAGAACAATTGAAGTTAAATACCCAGTCACTATCCATATATATATCTATTATATAACAATATAAATAAATAGAAAAAGTTGTAGGAAAAAATAAAAATAAATAGAAAAATAAAAAATATATTATAAAAATAAATGAATTATTTAAAATAAAAAATATTTACATATTTTATAGAAGATGGCAAATTTAGGACAAATATTTTTGGCTGAATTAATCGGAACATTTATATTTTTAGGAGTAATTATGCACGTTGTCTCAAAAAATGAAGATATGAAATGGATTAAAATTGGCTTAGCACTAGCAGTGGCTATTTTACTGTTGGGAAGTGTAGGAGGAGGTAAATATAACCCTGCTGTTTCCTTTATGTTTTTTGTTGCAAATAAAACACCTATTTCTCAATTTATTATTGAAATAATTGCTCAAATCATTGGAGCACTTGCAGCTTTAGGATTATATTATGGTGTAATTAATTAATTAATTAAACAAGTGTAATCAATTAAACAAGTGTAATCAATTAAACAAGTGTAATCAATTAAACAAGTGTAATCGATTTATAACATAAAAAATTAAATTCAAATTATCTATTTGAATTTGAAAAAGCATTTAAAAATTTATCTCTAATTATTAATAGTAAAGGAAACTATGTATAGTGATTCTGATTCTGATAGTGATTATCACCCACCTAAGCGTCCTTCCAAAAAACCTCGTCGAAATAGTGAAACAGATAGTATTGATTATAAAATTAAACAACGATGTCGTAGTGATTCTTTTTTCAAAAGTCAAACGAAAGCTGTTCAATTAGATTATATCAATAAGGAAAAGGAAATTTATAATTTTCTAGATGATACTGTTCCATTGCGATATAAAATTTTAAATTCATCATTATCTATTCATATTAAATCACTTATCATTAATAAAGTGGATATCTTTGAAAATATGAGTCCTGATGATAATGAATATACAAAATTAAGTAAATGGATGAACGGATTATCAAAGATACCTTTTGATACATACATGAAATTACCTATATCCATTAGTGATGGAAATGCTAAAATTCAGAAATTTCTATTACAATCTTTTACTATTTTAAAAGAAACAATTTACGGACAAAATGAAGCCAAGAATAAAATCATGCAAATTTTAGCCCAATGGATATCGAATCCTAATTCTCAAGGTCAAGTTATTGCATTAGAAGGTCCCGCTGGTGTAGGAAAAACAAGTTTAATTAAAAATGGAGTTTCACGCGTACTTCAGCGACCTTTTTGCTTCTATGCTTTGGGAGGAGCATATGATGCCAGTTTATTAGAAGGTCATGCGATTACTTATGAAGGTTCCACCTGGGGACGAATGTGTGAAATGCTTATGGAAAGTCGTGTTATGAACCCCATTATCTTTTTTGATGAATTAGATAAAATTAGTGTGAGTGATAAAGGAAATGATATCAATGGACTCATGATTCATTTAACAGATCCTACACAAAATAGTATTTACCAAGATAAATATTTTTCGGGGATTCAATTGGATTTTTCAAAAGCTATCTTCTTTTTTTCTTATAATGATGCTTCTCAAGTAAATAAAATTTTAAAAGATAGATTAACCGTGATCAAATTTCATGGTTATAGTATTTACGAAAAAATTGAAATTATTCAAAAATATTTATTGGAAGATTTACTGGAAAATGTGGGCCTCGAAAAAAATGATGTATCCATTAAAGATGATGTTATTTTTCATATAGTAGAAACTTACTGCAATAATGAAGAAGGCATGCGTGATTCTAAGCGAGTAATTGAGGAATTATTATTACGTATTAATTTGTTAAAATTATTACAAACCAACGGAAATAGTTCACGAAAAAATAATATGAATAAAAAATTAGAAATTGATTATACTATTCCTAACTTAGAATTTCCTTTAGAATTATCAAAAGAGCATGTTTCCAATTTATTAAAAAATTACCACCCTAATAATAAGGAAAAAAATTAGTTGTAAATGATTTATGCCAAAGTATAAATAAAATTACAAACAATATACTAATAAAATACTTAATGCTAACATAATATAACTTTGAAACGTTCCTAATACTAAAAATAAAGATTGAAAAATACTTTCTTCGTGCATAACATTATTTTTATTGACTCCTTCGAGCATATAATATAGAATCATTTTATCTTTTATAAAATTTTTCATGAAGAAACTTCCACTTGAAAAAGATACCACTAAATTATCAATCTCAATTAAAAACTGCCCAGATAGACAATTGAGAATTAAATCAGATATAGCATTATTTTCAATAAAAAGGGTATAGGTAAATAAAGGTATGATTAATAAGCATAAATTATTGATTACCCAGCTACAAATAGTGTAATACTTATTTTTTAAAATATGAACATTTTCATATTGGGAACATACGAAATAAAGTTCATCCCAAATATTTGAATATTGAGCATATAAAATTAAATAATAGCAGAAGGAAAATAATTTCGTAATTTTATTGGAACGATTTGGACAAAAGTCATTTTCTTCTTGGATAAAATAATCAACAATATAATACAATGGCCCAATAATTTGAGAAGCAAAGCAAATAATGGAAAAAAAAGGAAACCAAGCATTGAGACTCAGAAAATCTTGCGCATACAAAAGACATCTATTTGTTTTTATTTTGGTGACATTATAAAAATCTTTTTCATAGTCATGAATAAAATCTTTGAACCCGGTTAATATATAAATATCAGGAAGACGAAGTTCATTTTGTTCTTCATTTAATATTTTATCTATAAAAAAATTAATTTCCTGTTTTACTGCTTCTAATCCATAATTATGAAAATAAACAAATTGATAATCAATTAAACTTAGTTCCGGGTTTTGATAAAACCATGATTTTTCAATTCCGTCAGATATAACAAACTGGCGAAACCATCGTGGTTTATAAAGTGTTCCCTCATTTATAAAATCAATTAGATTATTGACTACTTCAATTGATGTAGTGATAATATCGTGTTCCCCCTTTCCTCCTTCAACTTGATGAATTAAATTTAACTTATCTTTTGTAAATTCTACAACTTCACTTATCCATTCTTCTTTTTTTTGATCAAATAAATCAATATTCTCATTTAATCCATCTTGATCTTTAAAAAAATCGTTTTTTAATAATAATATCGAAATATGTTTTCGTTCTTTCTTTTCGGGTTTTTTAGATTTTGAATTCATTATTAAATCTTGAATACGTGAACAAGCACATAAATCATAAAACCATCCAAAAAAAAAGAAATAAATAAAATAAGACATTATATTTTTTTTGAAATTTTTCCATAATGATAATGATTTTGATTCCTGATGATTACGATTAAAATTTTGAAAAGAATTATATTTACGATTACATTTTTTATTTAATGTAGAATTTTCTTCAGATGGAACTTCAGAAGACAATTCCTCTGTTTCCTGAAATATTGGATCACTTGAATCACTATCACTGCTTTCTTCTTTAATCCCCTTATTTTTTATGTACTTATTCTTTGATAACGTTATTGAAGGTGGAAGTATTAAAGATCGACAAACTGCCATTTGGTTAGATGATGGACGATTTAATTTTTGAATTTGTTCACGTATTTTTACTAAATTTTGATCTATAATTTGTTCATTATCTTCAGCATTATTTTTCATATCATTAGATCCTAAAATAGGAGGATCACTAAACATTTTCTGCTTTATAATAGTAATAACGGGATCATTATGATAAATGCCATTTTCTTTATCGTAACTATAATAATCGGTTAATTTTTTAGAACAAATATAATTCAATTTATAATTTTTCCATAGCTGTTTACTTGGACAATCATTTTCATCGGTAATATTTCCGATTAAATTAAAATAGATATCAATCTTTTCTTTTGTATCTATATGTTCCAATTCTAAAATTTTTATTTTTGCTAAAGATAGATCTTTAAATGTTATGTCTTTATTAATTAGTTTTTTAATTTCCTTTCGAAAATAATGAAGATATTTCCAATGAATAATATACTTTTCTGGATTTTCTATTTCTGGAAAATAGACTTCAATACTTTGAATCTCATATGGATCATCGTCAAAATCTTGCGGTTCATCTTTCATTTGAAAATCAATATTATTTATATTATCATAGCTCATGATGTAAATATAGGTTAATATTTTAAAAATATAAATTATTTAAAATATTTAAATTAATTATTTATAATTTATATTTATAATTTATATTTATAATTTATATTTATAATTTATATTTATAATTTATATTTATTATATATTACTTTTTTTCATAAAATTTAATCAATATATTTTTACGAATACCACTTTTTACAGGATGAACGCGATGGATATAACGACTATCAAAGAAAATATATTTATTTTTTTCCGGTTGTATAATTCTACCATCGCAAAATTCAAATAAACCTCCTTCAAAATCTTCTCCATAAGATGACAAATAATAAATGAGACTATATTTAGGAGGTGTTTCTTGAAAATGAATCGCTTTTTTTTCATTGACAATTAATTGAGAAGGTCTAGGTAATGTATTCTTATTATGTTTGATTACTTGTCCGTCATCCATATGCCACTTCATAAAAAAACCTGGACCATGTTCTTTTTCCACTATTTTTATGGAATAGTTTTCTGGAAGAATGGGCAATTGTAATTCTTGTAGATTTATAGGAGTGGAAATAGAAACTTGATTTTGACTATTTTTATTTTCATATAATCCTATTTTGAGCGATGACGAAATTGTAGAATCTTTATTCAATAATTCTTGTCCATATTGTTGAATAATAGACATTTTAAAAATTAATAAAAAGAATAAATTGGTGATAAATATGAAAATAATTAAATAAATAATTAAATAATTAAATAATTAAATAATTAAATAATTAAATAATTAAATATTATATCTTTATATTGTTTATAATAGATTTATTTTATATATTATATTATATACAAATGCAGTTATGGTCCACTTATAATTTAATCGGATATGGACTTATGAAAACAAAATTAGTACCCATTTGTGCACCATTGAAAACATCTATTATCATAACCAGCTTAGTAGGAGGTTATATGACATATGTTTATCCTCGGCGTTTTGTATTTCGCTTGGGGGAAATAAAATACGAACTTTCTCACTATTCTCTTATATTATTAGATTTTATTATTCATCAAATTCCATTAATTGATATGATTTTTCTGAATAATCCCAACACATCTCAAATATGTGGACGACATATGTTCTATCCTATGATTCTTTGGAAAATGATAAATCAATATTTCGTAAAAAATCCGGAAAAAATATATGGAATTTCTTTGAACAAACTTACTTTTTCATCTATAAGTATATTTTTGGGACTTAGTTTATTAAATCATCATTCTTTTTTACCAAAATATTGTTTGAGAAATAACAAATAATTTAATATTTATTTTATATTTATTTTATAATTTAATAATTTATAAAATAATAAATTTGTTTACATGTAAAATATATTTTTATGATTTTTTTGTATATTTTTTAGACGTGTTAGCTGAATTACTTGATGTGGCTGTTTGATTAACTATAGAAATACAATTCTCTTTTGTCATCTTTTCAATATCTATTGTTTTTGGTATTTTATAAAACTTTTTTTTATATAATATATAAGGACCATATGGACCTTCTTTCACAATATAATCATCAAATTCATGTAAATTTGCCGATTTCTTTTTACTATTTGAAATACAATCCACTGCTTCTTCCAAGGTAAGAACTTCTTTATCTTGATAAGTTTCCAATAATTTATAATTCGTTTTATTATGTTCTAAATAGATACCATATTTACCTTTTTTTAAAAATATTTGCTTATTTTCATGATTACCTAGTTCCAAGGGATACACGATCACATCTTGAATATCTTCTAATGTCACCGTTTTCACATCAAACTTTTCCAATGATTGATAACTTATTTTTTCGGGATCATCACGTTCAATAAACTGAAGTACCGGACCAAATTTCCCTTCATAAGCATATACATGTTGGTTCTTTTTATTAAGACCCAAGTGCCGTTTTTCATTATTCTTATATTTATTCAGTAAATTATCTTCATCATTTTCATCTTTTTTTACTTTTTTTAATTTATCAACAATCGGATGAAATTGACCATAAAAATCTTTAAGCAAATGATTCCAGATCACTTTATTATTTGCAACATCATCTAATTGTTCTTCTAAGACACTCGTAAATTTATAATCCATTAAATCAACAAAATGCTCATTCAGAAAATGACATGTATTTTTTCCTAATTGGGAGGGCAATAATTTCTTCTTTTCACTTCCTACTGAAACAGTTCCTTCTTCTTCTTTCACTTCTTGTTTTTCAAGAATATAATTGTAAATTTTCTGTTTTTTTCCTTCAATATTCTCAATTTTCATATAATTTCGCTCTATTAACGTATTAATAATATTTGAATACGTCGAAGGACGACCAATACCCAATTTTTCCATTTTTTTAATGAGGGTGGATTCACTATAACGTGATGGAGGTTGACTATACTTTTCCAAGGCTTCTATTTTTTTATACTTAATAATTGCTTTTTCTTTTATTTTTTCCAAAATACTTTCATCTTCGATTAATGTAGCTTCGTCTTGTTCATCATAATTATTTTTTTTACTCACAAAATCCTCATATATTTTTTTATAACCATCAAAAACTAATTTTTCAAAAGAAATGACAAACATATGAGGACAATCCGAAATAGAAATATGAATCTTATATACATCGTAGATTGCCTTGCTCATTTGAGAAGCGATGGTACGTTTCCAAATTAATTGATATAATTTTTGTTCATAAGTATCATAATCGTCTTTATCCAGGATTTTTGTATTGATATTGGTAGGACGAATTGCTTCATGTGCTTCTTGCGCACATTTAACCTTTGATTTATAAACATGTTTCTTAAAATATTGCGCTCCATATTTTTCAGTCACATAATCATTAATTTTTTGAATAAATTCAGCACTTAAATTTACATTATCTGTTCGGTGATAAGTAATTAATCCATTTTCATATAATTTCTGGAGAGTGCTCATGATTTTCTTGGAACTCATACCAAAGCGAAGACCTGCATCTTGCTGAATCGAACTGGTAATATAAGAAGGAGGAGGATTACGTTCGGATACATTCTTCTCAATGGATTTAATTTGGAATTGCGCAGTTTTACAATGATTCAAAAATTGAATCATCAAATCTTTTTTTTCAAATTTAGTATTTAACATTCCTACTAGTTGATGCTGAAAATGTCCTTTGACTTTATAAAACTGAGCATCACTAAATTTATCAATCGATTCTTCTTTTTCAATAATTAATTTCAAACAAACACTTTGGACACGTCCTCCCGATAAATTACGAGCAATATATTTCCATAATAGGGGGCTTAAACTAAATCCAACAATGCGATCTAAAATTCGGCGGCTTTGCTGACTATTTACCATGGCCATGTCAATTTTTCGCGGGTTAGCCACGGCATTTTCCAATGCTTTTTTAGTAATTTCATGAAAACAAATGCGATTATTTTCGGAAACACTCATCTTTAAAATTACGGAAACATGCCATGCAATAGCTTCTCCTTCACGGTCTTCATCTGCGGCTAATAACACACGATCAACGGCTTTAGATGTATCGATTAATTCTTTAATTTGCTTGGAACGTGTGGGTACTAATTTATAATTGGGTTTAAAATTATTTTCAATATCCACACCAAAATCTTTTTTATCTAGATCACGAATATGACCAAAAGAAGACTTGACAATATACCCAGGACCCAATAATTTTTCAATAGTTTTTGCTTTAGCAGGAGATTCAACAATTAAAAGAGTTTTCATTATGTTCCAAGAATAAATATGTAAATAATTTCTAAATGATTTCTTAATTTATGTATCTTATTTATATTTTATTAAAGTATTCTTATATAGTAGTTTGTTAAAAAGATCATTTTTATAAAAAATATTAATAAAAATATTTATAGATCATTATGTTGTTATTTTATTTCTTGCAACCAGCATTTTTCATTTGCTCTTGAAGTGATGGTAATAATAATGAAGTAGATGTTGTATATAAACAAGGTATGAGTGCGTGTACCCATGCTTTAAGAGAACCTATGAAAAGTTGAATAGCTAATCCTGAGGAAAATAAAAAATGCTGCACATAGGTCATGCATACATTTGGTAAATGATTATTTTTATCAATGATGGAAAAAATAAATTTATAACCCATAATATATATTATAAAAAATATATTATTTTAATCATTGAAAATTTTAATTTATTTTTATAAAATAATTTCATTATTTACTCAAATATATCGGGAAAAAAAAATGAAAATAAAGATGATTTTTTTTTATTTTTACACCTTTAGACATATAAAATGGGACAACTTTAAGTGGTTTCAATTACAATAAATATACATAAAATTATTTAAAAATTATATGTATATATTTAGTAAAATGGATAATAATATTGATGAAATTACAAATGAGAATGAAATGTTAAAACATCGTATAAATGAACTTGAAGAGCGATTAAAAAAATATACAAGTGGTAAAAATCACAAGAAATATTATGAAAAAAATAAAGAAAAGGTTATGGAAAATGGAGCCAATTATTTACATAAATTAAAAGAAGAAAATCCTGATAAATTAAAGGAATATAGAAGGCGAGCATATTTGAAAAGAAAAGAAAAATTAGAAAAGGAGAAAAATGAAAATATTTAGGAATAAATAAATATACGGAAAAACTATTTAAAATAAAATGTTTAGTAAATGTATAAGGATGGAAAAGGCGAAAGAGAAACCATCTGAGTTTTTCAAATCCACCAAGACATCGCTGAAAAGCATACTAAAACACCCTGAAATAAACACACGAAAAATTAACGATATAGTTATCAAGGCACACAAAATCGTTATTCACACTTTACAATTTCTAAAAATGTATATTCTTCATCATTATCAAACACAATCACAAACCATACCGATTATTGATAAGATTTTGATTTTGAATGTTATGAAGGTTGTTTGTGGTGAAAAACATACTAATCAAGGAAGATTACCCAAAAAAGAAACATTAGAACTCATAGAGAACATTACTTCATTCTATATAGAACACTATAAACCACATACGCAACCAGAACATTTAGATTACGAATATATGAGTAATGTGCTTTCTTATTTATGTGAAGACATTATGACGATGTATGAAAATAACATCCAATTACATTATGTGGATTATGTAGAACGCTTTGTAAATGTTGTCTGGAAAAAGAAGATGATGGTTGAGAAGATACGAAAAATATTTCCCACCAAAAAAGAACGAGAAGCACGAGTTCGGCAATTGGAAAAGGAACTGCGAAAAATAAAGAATGATTTATTGAATGTGGATAGTAATGTTGATTATACATCACATCCACACTATCATAAATGGATTACCCAACAAAAGAAATGTATTCTTCCCAATAAAAAGTTCCAAAAACAAAGCATTTATTATGATTTGAAATGTAAACCGATGGATTATTTACCCTGTATGATTGCGATGATGAAACAAGTAGAAAATGATGAGGAAACAATCAGTAATGTTTTTCCTTTACGAAGTAGTATATCACCTGGTTATATTCGGTTAGATACAATAACATTAGTATATTTACTTTTACGAAAAGAACAAGGAAAGAAAGGTGATTACTGTAATCAAGGCAATACAAAGAAACACGAAGATAAAATATGGAAGTTCTTTTTTCGCACAGAAAAGAAGGTATTTTGTAAGAACGGTTTTTCATTCCATCATATGATTTCTACAGATGGAGTAGGAGTTTCCATATTATTTATTCGTGAGGATTTGGTAGGAAAGCGATTACCAAGTGCTAAAAAGGGTGTATCAAAAGAATTGTATATTGATGAATTGAATGATTACTCTGCTTTACGAGATAAAACGATTGTGGGCGTCGATCCGGGTAAGGAAGATTTGATTTATTGTGTTGATGACGCTTCCAAAGATGCGAATGTATTTCGGTATTCACAAGACCAACGAAGAAAAGAAACCAAGATGAAAAAATACAACAATATCATATTGGGTATGAAAACCAATAAAATACAAGGAAAAAGTGTTATTGATTATGAAACTGAATTGTCTTTGTATAATCGTAAAACACTTTGTATGGATAAGTTCAAGGCATACATAAATGAAAAGAATAGAATAAACCATATATTATTTGATTTTTATTCAAAACATTTGTTTCGTAAGTTAAAGTTTGGAAGACATATCAATATCAAACGCAACGAACAAAAAATGATGAGTGATTTTAGGAAAATGTATGGTAATCCAAATGAGGTTGTTATTTGTATAGGTGATTGGGAACAACGCCAACAAATGAAATACAAAGAACCAACATTAGGAATAGGAATGAGAAGTTTGTTTCGTAAAAACAAATACAAGGTGTATTTAGTGGATGAGTTTAGAAGTTCCTGTAAATGCTCCAAATGCGATGGAGGAGTATGTGAGAAGTTTATGGTAAGGAAAAATCCAAAACCAAATAAAGATGATATGCGGTTGGTTCATGGACTACTACGCTGTAAGAGCGGTTGTGGGTCGTGGAACAGGGACCGCAATGGTTCATCTAACATCTATAAGATAGCATACCAAGCAATACATAAATTGGAAAGACCGAGTTATCTATGTAGAACAAGTAATCAAGCAGTTTTAACGAATTGCTATAAACAAAATATACACAAGGTATGAAAAGACCTAAACTTTGAATAATTTAATTCGTATTTTTGTGCGAACTTAAATGTCCGAAGGTGTATATCAATAAATTCTAAAAAATAATAACAATTTAATATTTAATTGTAACATTAACTTTTAATGTAGGATTAGTTAAATCAGGAACACTAAAAACAGTGACTTTATTTGTTTGAACAACAAAAGAACCATCTAAATCTCCTGTTTTATTTGCTAAATTAGTAGGTATAATTGTTGTCATATTTCCACCTAATACACTTGTAATTGAAAATGATCCTTGACCTTTACCATTAAGATTATATATAGTATAGCTTGAATTTACTAATAAATAATTATCATTATCTCCAAAAGATTTTTGATTTAATGTGGAAATAATACAACCAACTTTTTCATTGGTAGAAGAATCAAATAAAGTTACATAATATGAGGTTTGGTCATAAGAGGGTTTAATAGATGCTAAATTAAAATAACATTGAAGACTTGGCATTTATAATTATTACTAATATATTTTTATATATTTCTAAAAAATTAAAATAAATAAATATTAAACAGAAAATATTCAAAAGTAATAAAATTTAAGCACTACACATAGTACATTCTTGATAATTTGAATCATTACCTTGTGAAAGCTGTTTTTGTACTTTTTTTGCTTCAATTGTAAATTGTTGAGCTTGTGCCTTTGGACGTGTTCGAATATAATAACTTCCTGTTTTTAATCCTTTTTTCCAGCCATAAAAAAACGCACTTGTTAATGTATTTTGTGTAGGTTCTTCAAAAAATAAATTCATCGATTGTGTTTGACATATAAAAGGACCACGGTCAGCTGCTTGATCTAAAATATGTTTTTGTTTTGTTTCCCATACTGTTTTATATAAATCCTTTAGTTGTTGTGGAATTTCTTTAATATTTTGTATAGACCCTCCATTTTCAATAATTTTATTTTTCATAGACTCATTCCATAACTCAAGATCTACTAAATCTTTTACTAAATATTTATTTACTACTACAAAATCTCCCGCTACTGTACGACGTGTATAAATATTACTTGTAATAGGTTCAAAACATTCATTATTACCTAATATTTGACTTGTTGAAGCAGTTGGCATAAGCGCTAAACATAAACTATTACGAACACCATTTTCAATAATTTTTTGTCTTAAATCTTCCCAATCATATCTATTACTTGGTTTAACATCCCATAAATCAAATTGAAATTTTCCATTACTTAATGGACTTCCTTTAAACGAAGAATAATGACCATGTTCTAATGCTTGTTTATATGAAGCTAACATAGCACCATAATACATGGTTTCAAATATTTCTTTGTTTAATTGTTTTGCTTGTTCACTATCAAACGGAAAACCCATTTTATAATAAACATCAATTAACCCTTGAACACCAATACCAATGGGTCTATGTTTTTCATTACTAATTCTTGTTTCAGGCACAGGGTAATAATTTACATCAATTACTCTATTTAAATTATTAACTAATACTTCCATAACCTCTATTAATTTTTCATGATTAAATGTTTTATTTTCTTCATCTACAAAATTAGGTAAGGCAACTGATGCCAATGTACATACAGCATACTCTTTATCATCACTATATTCTAATATTTCAATACAATTTCCAGCTAAAATACCATTAAAAATACCAACATGTTCTTCAGGTTCATGAAAACAATATGTATCTTCTATTTTATCTTCATCTTTAATACTAACAATAGTAATAGGTTCTATTTGAGTATTTTCTTTATTTTTTTCTAAAGTTAAATCAAAACCTTTATGTAATTCCTTATTATGACATATATCTTTTAATATAATTAATTCTTGGTAATTAAATGTAATATTTTTATTATGTATGTTTATTTTTCCGTAAATTCCAATACAATTTAAAATATTTAAAATATCATATAAATTATTATCATCTGATTCTAAATAAAAATTATTATTTTTAAATAATCCATATTTATTTAAGATATCATTCATATTATTTATAATTTGAATATTGTTATTCATTAAATGTCTTTCAGGAAATTTAAAAGAGATTATTTCATCTTGAATTTTTAAGTTCTTAGCTTCTACTTTAATTTGATTGTTATTATTATCTTTTATAAAGAAATGATGATATTCTGTGCATTCAATAGCTCTTCCATTACTAAATTCAATTTTAATAATTTTTTGATTAAGACCTGTTTTTTTAACAATTGATTTAGAAAATATTTTTCCGTTCCATAATTCCACTTCTTGATTTTCAAGTGTTTGAATTTCTTTATATCCATCTTTTGTTAAAATTTCTGTATTTCCAGTCACACATAAATTAGAATTTCGAATAGTACCTAAATTTTGTTGATTGCTTTTTTTATTTGCAGCATCCTTAAATAATATATAAGGTGTTCCCGTTTCAATTTGACTTGTTAAAATATAATTCCACACTTTTCGTGCTTGTATTTTTTTACGTTGTTTTCCTTCACTTTCATATTTTAAATAAATTTCTTTATAGTGTTCCCCATAAGAATCATCTAAACCAGGACATTCATCCGCATCAAACAATGACCATTCAGCATTGGCTTCAACACGCTCCATAAATAAATCACTAACTGTTAATGCTAAAAATAAATCACGAGCACGCTCTGATTCAGCCCCAGTGTTTTTACGAAGTTCTAAAAATTCTAATATTTCAATATTATGTGGTTCAATATATACAGCAATACATCCAGGACGTTTTCCTGCTTGATTAATATGACATGCTACTTCATTAAGTACTCTACATAATGGTATAATACCGTTTGAACTACCATTTACACCACGAATATATGAATTTTTAGAACGAATCTTACTTAAACATAATCCTATTCCACCAGCACCGGCGGAAATTTTAGCACAATCACTTACTGCCTTATAAATACCTCCTACACTGTCTTCCATTCCCATTAAAAAACATGAAGCAAGTTGAGGTCGTGGGGTTCCACTATGAAATAAAGTTGGTGTAGCATGTGTAAAATATTTTTGAGACATCATGTTATATGAATGAATTGCTGATCTTAAATCAGTACCATGAATACCCAAACTTACTCTTAAAAACATGTGTTGAATACGTTCAACTACATTTCCATTTACTTTCATTAAATAAGACTTTTCAAGTGTTTTAAATCCAAAATAGTCAAATAAATAATCATTGTCATATTTTAAAACATCATTTAATTTATCCTTGTTTTGCATGACAACATTATATAATTGTTCAGATACTAAAGGACAAATAATACCATTTTTATCTTTATTATTGTATAAAATATAAATAGTTTCACTGAATGATGGTGATGTACTTTTTTGGTTGTTTGAAATAATAATTCGACTTGCTAATGTTCCATAATCTAAATGTTGAGTCACTAAAGAAATACATATTTGAGCAGCTAATTCATCTAATTCTTTTGTAGTAACATTGTTATAAATTTGACTACATACTTTTTGTGCAATACCAATAGGACTAATTTTTTCATTTAAATTATAACATAATTTTTTGATTCTTCGGGTAACTTTATCAAAACTTACTTCTTCTTTAGAACCATTTCTCTTAATAACGCAAAAATCGGAACTCATATTCATATATAATTATTCTAAAAAATTATATTTAAATATATAAATTTTAACAAATTATTATATATTAAAAAAAATTTACTTAAAGATGAAATATTAATAATATGTATAATGAGTTCACCCCAAGAAAATATTACATTAGAAATTGATATTGATAATAATAATGAAAATGATTTATCCATATTTGATGAAAAAGACATTCCATATGAAAAATATCAAGAATTAAGTGAAGAAATTAATAAATTAACTGATATGATAAAAGATATTCAACTTGAAAAACAAAAAGATTATGATAAATATGAAAAGAATGTTAGTTATTTTTTGCTAAAATATAAAGAAGTAAAAAACAATGAATTATCATTTTTTAATAGAACCATTGGCGATATTAAAAAAAATATTAAACTTGAAAAAAAGAAAAAGAAAGAAAATAAAGATAAAAGTAAATATTTTGTTAATTTACAAAAAAATGCACCTAATTTTGTATTAGAAATGATGAACAAAAAAGAAGATGAAACAGTTTCTCAATCACAAGTTTTAAATTCGCTTATACAAATGATAAAAAAATGTATAGCCGATGATTTTAATAATTTTGTAGTTTATAAAGAAAATGGTAAAATTGATAATACTAAATTTCAGATTAAGGGTAAATTACAAACATTTTTTAATGAAATAAAAAATGAAGCATCTAAAAGAGGTGATTCTATTGTCATACCCCAACAACTTGGGTATCCAAATTTAATGAGTTATTTAAAATATGTCATTTATAAATAATTAATTTTGAATAAATAATTCATTTTTTACATAATTTGAATATAATTGTTCTGTTATATTGAAAAATAATGGTGTTGAAAATACTCTTTCTTGATAAACTTTATTACTTAATATATTTTGAATGACTTCATATATATATGATTTTACTTCATTTGCTAATTTTATTAATTTAAAAACATTATTTTGTAATAAAATAACTATTTCTTTTTCAAATATTTTAATAGATTCAGCATATTGTGGATTTTCTTCACTAATTTTATTAAAAAATAAAAATAATTTTTGAATAGAAAAATTTTCATTTCCTTCATCAATAACATAATTAAGTAATGTTAAATCTGAATAAGAAAATTGATTATTATCTTGAAAATTATTATAAATTTTAAATTTATTTACTTGTCGTGTATAACAATAATAACTAAATAACCATTTGATATTAAAATTACAAAAATTAGTTCCATCAATTTCTGGATTTCGAATATATTTTAATGTACTATTAAAACCTAATATTTGTTGTAATAATGTATCCTTTGTATAAATAGTATTAAAAATATATTCAACATCATAATATTTTTCTGGATTATTATTTTTTGATAAAATATAACTGTTTATTTCTTCTACTAAATTTTCAAAAGCTATATTTTTATTTAAATTACTTGAATAACCAAAGTAAAGAAATGCATAAATAATATTATCAGGTAATAAACGTTGAATTCTTTGACTTGATAAATTAAATTGTGTATTTTGACCAACAACACCAATTTTGGGACATATTAATGAAAAATTTTGGTTTTTTTCAAAAATAGGTGGTGGAATACTAAAACAAACTCTAAAAATATCAGGAATAATAACATTAGCACATTGTAATATATTAAAATTTCTAAAAAATAATAAACCTGTAATATTAGGTAATATAATTGGTTTTGTTAATATGGAACAATTTTGATAATTATCAGCATTTAAACCAACTTCTTCATATATATCACTATTTTCAAAAATAGAATCTATTTCATTTATTAATTCTTTATCATTATTATTTAATATTATGAAATTATCTAAACTCATAATTTTACTCATATTTATTTTCTTAAATAAAATATATTATAAAAATTATTTACAAAATTAACATAATTAATTCCCAATGAGTCAAAAATGTTTTTTTTACATTGTATTTCTGAACATACTAAATTATTATTTGTATTATAAATATATCTTTTAATAATTAAAAATAAATTTAAAGCAATTGCAGATAAATAACGCATATATGATATTTCTGGACTTGGATACCAATAACGAATCATATATCTATATTCTTTAACTTGTTGATTAAATAATAATATTGTTTTTTTTTGATTATTTTCATAAGCCCATCTTGTAATCCATGGTATTTTATAAAAACAACCACATTTTCGTTCACTTGCTAAACTATTTGCCTTTTTTAATGTAGAATTAAAACCAACAAATTGAGCCATTAAATCAAGATTTAGTATAAAATATTTTTCAATAGCTTCAGTATCTTTTTGTAATGTTAAATCATATATTTCATTTGGTATTAATAAACGATCAAGTTCTTTACTTTGTTCTGTATTATCAATATTACGAAGATTAATAACACCACTCATTAATATAAATAAACATATTATTTATTTTTTATCTAAAAAAAATTATATTTATTTACTAATATCAATAAACCATAAAGCCAATGATATTATTAATAACAATATACCAACATACATAAGTCGTTCTTTTTGTACAAATATAATCATAAATGAATTTATTGACTTATTTTTTGAATTTATAAATGCAGATAAATCATTTGTAATTTCCATTAGTACTAAACTAAAATTTTTTATTAATTGATTAAATGATAAATTATATATGTTTTTATTTTCTTTTAATATTTTTAATTTTTCATTTTCATTATATTGCTGAGAATATAATTTATTCATTTGTTGAGCATTTTTTAATTTATTAAAATCACTTTTATCCATTGTAAATTTGTCTTTTTGAACAAAATCAGCATAACTACTTACCATTAATCATTACATATATTATTTTTTTTATTTTAAATTTAATTTAAATTGGTCTCTATTCCATCCAATTTGATTATAATAACAATTTTCTGATATTTTTTCTTGTGGTTGTGTCATTTCAAATGTTCTATTATTACAAGGTGCATTAAATTCTGTTGGTTTTGGGATATAATTATTTGTACATTGTAAATAACTTCCATTTACAATTGGACATTCATATTCAGTGGATTTATAACATTGTTCAGTATTTAAAGTAGGTACTTGACATTTTTTAAGTGCTTTTATTTTTTTATTATCAAAATGATTTATTTTATATGGATTTTTAAAATTTTTTTGAATAAATAAATAATTATTTTTTAATTGATTGTATTTTATTTTTTTTTTTGATTCTTCCACTTGATAATCAAGTAATATATAACAAATTAAAAGTATTACAAATAATAAATATATACAATATATAGTCATAATTGTTAAATAGATTTTTATTTTTCTTAAATTAAATTTAATAATTCTAAATCTTCTAAATGTTCTATTCCATTTAATTTATTTTTTTCTATAAAAAATGTAATTATTTTTGGTTTTTTATAATATTTTTCTTCATCATATATTTTATTCCATTTAAATTTATTTTTTTCATAATCTTCTTGACATTTTTTAATAATATTTTCTAAACTTAAATTAGCATCTATATTTTCTCTATACCATAATACATGATAATGATTTTTATCACAATATTCTTCAATACTCATTTGTTCTTTCTCATTTTCATGCCATGGAGTAAACATCTCACGTAAAAATAAACGTCGATAATTTTTTATTTTACAATCAAATTTTAAAGGATGTTTAAAATGTTTGATTGAATGATAACTACAATTCGGATTATACCATGGCATATCACCACTTTTTGGAAAATATATATCGGGATAATTTTTAAAAAAAAATGGATGATTTACCATAATAATGTCTTCATCTTTTGTTGTTGTATGATTTAAATCATTTTCTAAAAATACAATAGGTGATGTAGAAAATGTCACATTGTCTTTTATTAATTTTTCAATTTCATCTTGTGCATGATCACAAAATATTTCATCACCATCTTGTAATATATAATAATCCGCATATTTTTTAGCATAATTCATTATTAATTCTCTTTTATATCGCAATTTTAAATTACTTTCTAAAATAGTGATTTTTAAATTCCATAACTTTTTACAATAGTCAATAACTTCTCTTGTTTTATCTACACCTTCTTGTATAATAATTATATATTCATAAATAAAATGACGACTACTTGCTAATGCTAACCCAATCATATTTTGTTCATCCCAAACTGGCATGATACAAATTATTTTTTTATTCATATTTATAATTATTTATTATTTCTTTAAATTTTTTCATTTTCTTATTTTTTTTATCTTAATATTTCCATTAAGAATATCTTCAAGATGTTGTCGTAATTGATTGTTCTTACTTGGTGTTTTTTTTTGAAATATATAATGTTCTTCTTTTGATATCTGTAATCCTCTATATTTATTTCGAATTAAATAAATATCATCTTTTAAATATTTTATATATCTACCATATTTATATCTTAATGAATTTTTATGAAAACCTAATAAATGATACCCAATTGTTGGTTCTTTATCTTCTTCAACATATTGATAATCTTTTAACATTTCAATTTGTTCTTCAAAACGTAAATCAACATTAATAGGATGAAAAATATTATTTTTTTTAAAAAATTGTATTAAATTGAGTTTAACTTGTTCTATCATATCATCCATTAAACATTCAATTTCAAAAGGTGGTTTATTTTTTTTTTCTTGAAAAATAACATGTTTTTTTCTCATCTATTATATTTTATAAAAATTATTTAATATTTAATCGCTAAATTTAAATTGAAAATCACCTTGTTTATTCTTAAAGACTTTTCCAATACATTTATATTCATCATCAAAAAGACGATAATTTAAAACGTCATACAAATAGTCTTTTTTATGATCATTACAATAAATTTTAGATATAACTGTCCAAAATTTATTATCTTTTTCAATTGTAGCATATTTTTTAGGTGTTTCAATAAGACGACCAATAATATCTCCTTCATTTTCACCTTCCGGTTCAATGACAGATTGTGTATTTGGGTCTAAATATAATTCTTTACCTTTTTTTGTTTGAATCAATATTGCTGAAATAGCACTATCGTCATCTTCTTCAGCAATAATTTCATTGTCCGAATCTAATTCAGAATCTGAATGATGATGATTATCATTTTTTTCTTTTTGATTATCTTCTTCTTCTTGATCATCTGAATGATGATTACTATTTTTTTCATCTTCTTGATCGCTTAATTCCGAAAATTCATCATCACTTAATTGATTTTCATTTTCTAATGTCATTTTTTTTAATTTTTCGGCTAATTTATTATTATCTTGACCTTTTTGAATTTCCACTTTTTCAATAGCTTCATCATTATCTTTTTTAACTAATTTATTTGACGCTTGTAATTTCTCAATCGCAAATAAACGTAATTCATCTTTTAATCTTGGATCACGGTCGTTTAATATTAATAATATAGGATCTTCAAAATTCTTAAAATCATACACAGTAGATTTAATTTTTTTTGTATTTCCTTGAACTGCCATATTCACAAAATGTGGGTCTGAATTTATCATTTTTTTAAAAGTAATTTCGTCTTTTGATTTTGGATGAATAACTATATCTTCTTTATGTGTTTCAAAAAATGTTTCAATTCTATCAATATCAATAATATTTTTAGTTTTCAAATGATTTTTACAATATTTTCCTTCACATGCGCCATAACCACCACATTGTGAAACAAGTTTTTCTTTCATTTTACCACTTTCATAATAATACATCATAAATACATTATTTCCTTTTTGTATGTCTTCCCATGCTTTCGGACGCGCATTATATGTCTTAATTGCTTGGCATTGATTTGCTTTTTTCTTTGATTTATCCATTTTAACCTTTTTTAAAAAATGATTATTAAAAAATTCATTTTTTTATTTTTAAAATATTTATAAAAAATAATAAGATACACTTATTATTTTAAGAAAAATTATTTTTTTAACTTTTTTCTTCGCATTTTATTATATCCTGATTCATTATTTGAATATTTTTCATAATTATTATTACTAATAAAATATTCTTTAAATGTATTACATATTCTATTTGCTTCTTCATAATTAATGTTTCTTTCTTTTATTTTAACTTCCATTAACTTATTTATTGCATCTTTTTTTGATTTACTTGATTTAATAATTTTAATACATAATTTTTTTATTATTTGGGCTCTTTTCTCTAATATCATGTTTTTTCTAAACCAATCAAAATTTTGATAAAAAATTCAATTTTTTTAACATTTTTATTTTGAACTTAAAGAAGAAAATACATTTTCAAAACTATTTATGTGACTTGTTTTTATTGTTTTTGTATTATTATTTTCTTTTTTGGTGTTTTTTATATTTTTATTCTTTTCTTGATTTATATTATTTTTTTTATTTAATATATTTTTCAGTTTTTTATAATGGTCTTCAAATGGACATCTTAATGGTTGTATAAGGCTTATTGGTGTTAAAATGTGTTTATTATGAATACAATAATCATTATTTTTATAATGATAACAAAATTGTTGATTTATTATTTTTAATGGTTCATAATTAAATTTTGTAGGGTATATTTTTTGATAAGATGTATAATGTGTTTTCATTTGACTACTGCTTATTATTTCAAATTTTAATTCTATTTTTAATACAGCACTATTTTCAATAACAGTAGAAATATTATAAGCATATTTTTTATTCTTTATCAATTTTAAATAATGTATTATTATTTCTTCATTTACAAATAAAAATAAAGGTACATTAGTGCTTTGACTTAAAGCATATTTTTCTAATACAGTAACTAATTGATGAAATTTAAATGAACCTATTTTACTTAAATCAAGCTTATCAATAGAAGACCAATTTAATGTTACTAATGCATTTCTATTAATTAAATTATTTGGTATATTCCAATATTTTTTAAGATTATTTGATTTAGAACCAAAACTTTCCTTGAACTGTGTCATATTACTGTTTCTTCTAACTGATAAATCACTTCCTTTTAAAGGAAGAATATTCAATTGAGCATTTTTTGTTTGACCACTAAAAATAATACCACTTTCAATACACGGTCTTGATAAAATACTAAAAAATTTAGCTTTTTTAATTAATTTACTTAAATCATTATTCTTACGTGATTCACGCATTTCAATTATACCATTGATACTTAATTGATTTTCTTTATGTTTTTTAAGTTCTAATAAATCACTTCTAAATTTAGACGATTCAACCTTGTTTTTTCTTAAACAATTTTCCATATTTTTTACTATTTCTTGACAACTTAATCCTTGATTTACTAAATAAATATATCGTGTTTCAATAATAGGCATTCTACTTTAAAATAAGATTTTAAATTACAGTGTTAAATAATTTTTGAATTTCACCAACTTCATATTTATATTTATTTTACAATATTTCTTTGATTATATCATTATTTTTATTAGAAAATAATATATCAATAATACTTTCGTAATCTTTATCATGGAAACCTTTACTTACATTTTTTAATGATTTGATTAAATTTCTGATTATATATTTTCTCAATATTTTCTCAATAACAGATCCTATAAATGCTTTGTAGTTTTCTTTAAGAAAACATTCATAACATTAATATTCATTGGATTGAATGTCTTTATTACACATCTTAGCTGAATCAGCACAATTAATAAATCCATATTGGAATACTTTTTATTTAAAATTATACAATTTTAAATAAAAATTCTATCAAATTTTTATTATTTAATTTGTATTTATATTAGATTATTATTAGTTTTTTTATTATTTGTGTTCCTTATATTTAATTTTAAATTTTTTTCTAAATTTACACTTAAATTTGTATAATAACTATATATATTATATTTCTTAAAAGTCTCATGATCAATTGGAATATATTTGCAATTATAGGTTTCATTTAACATTTTAATAGAGTTAGGGTTTATAGAAAATTGTTTTTTTGAAACATTATGAAAGCTTACTCCTCTTGTTCTTTTTGATTCAAATTCAAATATAATACTTTTTGAAATTTTTTTATTATAACTATGTCCACCTGAATTATGAATTAAAAATCTACCTAATGGAGCTTTTAACATTTCATTAAAACCTGCACTTAATGTCCAATAATATGCTTTATTTGAATATTTTTTACCTTCTTGTGTTTCTCTTGTTGAACCACTTTCAAAACATCCTACACATTTATATTCATTTTTAAATGGACATTTGTCTTCTATACTT